CAAGCTGTACGTGGTGGACGAGTGGGCGCCGGCGCAGGCCACCGACGCCGGCCTGTCCCTCGCGTTCCGTGGCTGGCTCGAGCGCCGGCAGCCGGACGCCTGGCGCACCCCCGACTGGGTGTACCTCGACCCCGCGGCCGCGTCCTTCCGGCTGCAGCTGTTCACCGATGGGCTGCGCAACGTCGCACCAGCTGACAACGCCGTGCTGCCCGGCATCCGCACCGTGGGCAGCCTGCTGGCCACCGACCGGCTGCTGGTGTCCGACGCCTGCCCGCTGCTCATCAAATACCTGCCCGGCTACAGCTGGGACCCCAAGGCCACCAAGAAAGGCCAGGACGAGGTGCTCAAGGTGGACGACCACGAGGTGGACGCCCTCCGCTACGCTGTCCACAGCAGCCGCGCGTACTGGCGCAACACGGTGCCACTGACCGCGGCAGCTGTGGGAGCGCCTGGCGCTGACGAGCTGCCCGACGCGGCATGATAGGCCGCATGCTGACCAGGAGGACCCATGCCGCTGCCCGTTAGCACCCCCGGCCTGACCTGGCCGCCGCCGCAGCTGGCCGCCGTCACCCCGCAGCTCGAGGAGTGGTCTGCGTGGTACTCCGGCGACACGCAAGCCTTGCGCGGCCACTACCAGGGCGCCAGGGCTGCCCGGACCGTGCGGCCGTCACAGATGGCCGGCGGCATCGTGGGCGCCGTCTCCCGCATGTTCTGGGGCTCCCCGCCGGCGCAGGGCCAGCAGGACACCAAGCTGCACGTGCCCGTCGCGTCCGATATCGCCACGGCGTCCGCTGACCTACTGTTCGCTGAGGACGTGGCGATCACCTACGACCTGGGCGACGGCGCCACCAAGGCCGCGCAGGCCCGGCTGGACGAGATTCTGGACGCGAACAACTGGGCCAGCCTGCTGCTCGAGGCCGCCGAGGTGGCGGCCGCCCTGGGCGGCGTGTACCTGCGCTGCACGTGGGACACCGCCATCGACGCCGGCCGGCCGATCCTGTCCGCTGTGCACGCCGACGCCGCGGTGCCCGAGTTCGCCTATGGCCGGCTCCGCGCCGTGACGTTCTGGCGTGAGGTGAAGCGCGTCGGCTCGCAGGTGTGGCGGCACCTCGAGCGCCACGAGCCTGGCCTGATCCAACACGGCCTCTACGTCGGCACCGACAACTACCTGGGCGACCCGCGGCCGCTGGCCGACCACCCCGACACCGCCGGCATCACCCTGCCGCGTGAGGACGGAATCCCCACCGGATACCCCGGCCTGTCCGCCGTCTACCTGCCGAACATGCGCCCCAATCGGCTGTGGCGCAACCTGCCACAGGCCGCCAGCCTGGGCCGCTCCGACCTCGCCGGCATTGAGGGCCAGATGGACGCCCTAGACGAGACGCTCACCAGTTGGATGCGTGACGTGCGGCTGGGCAAGGCCCGGCTGCTGGTGCCCGAGTACATGCTGAGCAACGCCGGCCCCGGCTCGGCCAACACGTGGAACATCGACCAGGAGGTGTTTCAGCTGCTCAACTCCCCGCCCACCAGTGACGGCACGTTCGCGCAGCAGATCAGCCCGCAGCAGTTCGCCATCCGCCACGCCGAACACTCGCAGACGATGCAGCAGATGCTCGGAATCATCTTCCGCGGCGCCGGCTACAGCGCCTCCACGTTCGGCCTCGCCGATGCCGAGGGCGCGCAGCAGACCGCCACCGAGGTGTCCGCCCGTGAGCGACGCTCAACCACCACCCGGGAGAAGAAAACGCGCTACTGGGTGGACGGCCTCCGCGAGTTCCTGGTGGCCGTCGCAGCCATCGACAAGCAGCAGTTCCGCGGGCAGATTCCGCTGGACGCCGTGCCGCGTATCGAGTTCGCGCCGAGCTCCGCGCCGACGCCCGAGCAGCTCGCGGCCACCGTGCAGCTGCTCAACGCCGCCGAGGCCGTCTCCACCGACACCAAGGTGCGCATGCTTCACCCCGACTGGGAGGAGAGCGACATAGGCCAGGAGGTGGCCAAGATTCTCGAGGAGCGCGCGGCCAGCATGCCGGCCGACCCGTTCGCCATCCCGCCCGGCGCCGAGGGTGGCGGCGACCCCGAGGCCGACGACGAGTTCACCCCCGACCAGCCGCCGGCGCAGGAGTAGGCCGTGCCGTTCTCCCCGGACCTGGCCGAGGACCTGGCCGGCCCGGTGGTGGAGGTGTACGCCGAGGCCGAGCGGCTACTGCTCGCCCGCATCGCCCGGCACATCGGTGAGGGCCTCGACGCGCCCGGCTGGGCCGAGCGCAAGCTGCTCGAGGTGCAGCTGCTGCAGCGATACGCCGCGGCCGAGCTGGTGGGCGCCAACGCCGTGGCCACCGCCCACCTGGCCGTGGGCGTCGCCAAGGCATGGAATCGCGGCAGCGCCATCGCTGAGGCCGACATAGCGCGGTCCGTCATCGGCGGCCTGCGCGCAGCTGTGCCGCTGCAGCCGTCGCTCGAGGCCATCACACAAGAGGGCGTCGGCAGCCTGCAGAAGCTGCACCAGCGGACGCTGCGCGCCGTCCCTGACGCATACCGCGAGGTGGTGGCCAAGGTGGCGCCGCAGGTGCTCACCGGCCTATATACGCAGCGTGACGCCGCGCAGCACGCCCTCGACCAGCTGGCCGCCCGCGGCCTGACCGGCTTCACCGACGCAGCCGGCCGCAACTGGGCGCTGGACACGTACGCAGAAATGGCCACCAGGACGGCGTGCACCAGGGCCGCGGTGGACGGCCACATGGCCCGGCTCGCCGGCCGCGGATTCCACCTCATCATGGTGGAGGACATACCGCAGGAATGCGCGGTCTGCCGGCCGTTCGAGGGCCGCGTGCTGTCCATCGGACCAGGCCCGGACCCTGAGCAGGCCGAGGTGCTGTGCAGCCTTGACGAGGCCCGCGCCCGCGGCCTGTTCCATCCGGGCTGCAGGCATGCCACCGCCCTCTACCAGGACGGCATCACCCGGCTGCCGCAGCACACCGCCGACCCTGTTGGGGATGCGGCCCGGCAGAAGCTGCGCTACCTCGAGCGGCGCGTGCGCGCGGCCAAGCGCCGCGAGGCCGTGGCCCTCGACCCTGCCGCGGCCAAGCGAGCCCGTGCGGACGTGCGACGGGAGCAGGCCCGCATCCGCGACCACGTGGCCACGACGCCGGCGAAACGGCAGCCGCACCGCGAGCAGCTGCGGCAGGCCAAGCCTGTGCAGGGTGATCCGTTCGCCCGCGACAGCGACGAGGACCTGCAGAACAAGCTCATGGCCGAGTTCGCCAAAGACGCGCCCGACGAGAAGCTGGTGGAGCGCATCAGCGTGCAGATGGACCTCCGCGAGAAGTACGCCGGCACCGACCTGTCCGAGCACTACCGCCGCCGCAACACCGTGCTGGACGACGATTTCGCCGGCCAGTCCGATGAGGAGATAGGCGAGCTCATCGAGCAGGCCATAGCCTCCGGTGATCCCGAGGCCGCCTACTTCGTCAATGAGGCCCACAAGGAGCTCGCCGCCCGCACGTACGCCGGCAAGAACGTGCACCGTGCCGTGGTGAAGCGCCCGACGCCGCGCGGCGAGTCCAAGGCCGCCAAGCTGCGCAGGGTCCGCGACGACTACGACCTGTACCTGCAGCACATGCGGACCGAGCTCGAGAACGCGACCAACGGCAACCTGATCCGGCGCGACCGGCTGGCCGAGTGGCGCGAGAAGCACGGCGGCCGCAGTGAGCTCACGATGATGCTCGAGGGCGACCCGCGTACAGCGTTCGCCTACGCGTCGCAGGAGGTCCGCGACTTCTTCGAGACGCACGACCGGCTGACGTTCGCAGAGTTCGCGGTGCAGGCCGGCGTGCAGGACGCCGCGCTCGAGGAGAGGGCGGCGCGTGCAGCTCGAGCTCGGCTGGACGCTATGCGCCGCGCTGAGTCTCGCCGGCGCTAGACCAGCCACCTATCGAGCTCGGCCCGGTACAGCTGCGCGCAATCCTCGCAGCTGGGCGTGGCCAGGGCCAGGTTGAGCGGCGCGGTCCAATCGGGCACCGTGCCCACGGCCGGCCGGTGGCAGCGCCGGCTTGAGCCGTACGCTACCGGCAGCTTGCACTCCCGTGGCAGCTGCTCCACCTCGAGGTCGAATAGCTCGCCCTGCGCCGGCGTCATGCCGGCACCTCGACCGAGGCGTGCGTGCCCTTGCTGTGGCCGCAGATGCAGGTGGGGTACGCCGGATTGGTTGAGAGCGTCACGGACCGCGAGAACGCCTGGCAGCGGCACCGGGTGAGGACCCGCTTACGGCCAGGGCCCGGCGACCAGCTACCGACGCCGCCGCACTTGCCCACGCGCTCGAGCTTCGGCGCAGGCTTGCCCGCGCCGGCCATCACGCGCCCACGTTCTGGGCGCCGGCGGCCACCACGGCGTCGCGGAAGCTGAGCGGCAGCCACGGCCGCGCCGTGCTGTGGTAGGCGCATGCCTGCTCGGCCACCTGGCAGTCGCGGCAGCTGAGCGGGTGGTATCCGCCGTTGCGGGTGCGGGACACCACGCGGGTGCGGTCGGACACCTCCGTTACGGCCTGGTCGCCGGAGAGGACGAGGAGGGCGGTGCCGCCGCTGTTGGTGCGTAGGGCGATCTTGCGGGCCATGGTCGTGCCTTTCAGTGAGTGGAGGTGAGCTCGGCGTGCCGAGCGGTCCTGTGTCATAGCCCTATCGTATAGCAGCCATGCCATAGGCGCAAGTGCCTACCTGGCACAGTCTGAGCCCTGCGATACCCTGGCCAGACCTACAGCCAGGCACCGTCCGAGGAGGACACATGCAGCACGCTCAACCCATTGGCCGCCGCCACCCCCTAACTGGGGAGGAGCTGCAGCCTCTCGGCACCATCCGCGGCCGCACCATATGGCCGATCATGGGCGGCAGCTCGGCTGTCCCGGAAGCCCCGCCCGCTGGCGCCCCTGCAGTGCCGCCTGCGCAGCCCGCGCCACAGCCGCCGGCAACACCGGCCACCACCCCGCCCGTGACGCCCACAGCGCCACAGCCGCCCGCGCAGCCCGCCGGTGAGGTGAAGCTGACCGAGGCCGACACCGCGGCCAGCCTCGAGCAGAAGTACACGCCAGCCGAACTGGCCGCGTACGCCGTCCGGCTCCGCGACGAGGCCAAGCGTGGCCGCACCGAAGCTAAGGCCACCGCGGCCGAGACCGCCCGCACTGAACTGGTGCAGCAACTCGCTCGCGAGGCCGGCCTGCTCCCGGCCGATGGCGGCAAGGTGACGCCCGAGCAGCTCACCACGCAGCTGCAGGACTCCCGCACCGAGACCGCCACCGCCAAGGCGACCGCCCGCGACGCCCTGGTGCAGCTGGCGCTGTACGAGACCGCCGACAAGCACGGCGCCACCCCTGGGCAGCTGCTGTCCCTCGTGGTGCTGCGCGACACGGCCGGCCTCGACCCCGAGGCGTCGGACTTCCGAGATAAGGTGATCGCAGCAGCGCAGGCCGCTGCAGAGGCGAATCCCGTTCTCAAGTCCGCGCCGGCCGCGGCGAGGAGCGGGGCAGAGTTCACCGGCCGGCCCGGGGCACCTCAGACGCCGAGCAATCTCGAGGAAGCCATCGCCGCCAAAATGGGCGGCTAACCCGAACGGAGAACACCCCCATGCCGGTTACCCTGGCGCAGGCCAAGCTCAACGTCACTGATGCGGTGGACCTGCAGATCATTGACGAGTTCACCAAGAGCTCCGACGTGCTCAACCGCCTGACGTTCGATCAGGCCGTGAGCAGTGCCGGCAACGGCGCGACCCTGACCTACTCCTACATGCGGCAGCTGACGCAGCGCGCCGCCGCGTTCCGCGCGATCAACTCCGAGTACACCCCGACCGAGGCCACCAAGGTCCGCGCGTCCGTGGACCTCAAGCCACTGGGCGGCGCCTTCCAGATCGACCGCGTGCTGGACGCCGTGGGCCAGGCCGCCGAGACCGCGTTCCAGATGCGGGAGCTGCTCAAGGCCACGTCGGCGCGGTTCAATGACGCGTTCTTCAACGGCGATTCCGCCGGCGGTGGCGACGCCGCCAACGGTTTCGACGGCCTCAACAAGATCCTTGCGGGCACCTCGACCGAGTACCTGCCGTTGGCCAACGGCGCCACCTCCGGTTACCGCGACTGGTCCGGCGTGACCGACAAGGCCAAGGCCATCGCGGAGATCGAGGCGCTGGACGAGTGGCTGTCGCTGCTCGACGGCACCCCGGACGTGATCTACGCCGGCAAGCTGGCACGGTCCCGGTTCAAGCGGCTGGCCATGTGGGCCGACCAGTACGAGAAGGCCGAGGATGCGTTCGGCCGCGGTATCTGGACGTACAACGGCATTCCGGTGGTGGACCCCGGCCAGATCAGCGGCGCCAACACCGACGTGCTGCCGCTGGCCACCCGCGACACCGACGCCGGCGGCCCCGGCGGCAACATCACGAACCTGGCCGACCTGTACGCGGTCCGGTTCGGCCTCGACGGTGTGCACGGTGTCGCCATGGCCGGCCAGCCGCTGACCCGCAACTGGCTGCCGGACTTCTCCACCGCCGGCGCGGTCAAGACCGGTGAGGCCGAGATGACGCCCGTCGCGGTGGTGCTCAAGAAGACCAAGGCCGCCGGCGTGTTCCGCAACATCAAGGTGCGCTGACGCGCTCACCTCGCCCGTGCCAGCTCGGCCCTCGCAGGAGGGCCGAGCTGGCGCCCGAGACACACACTCACGAGGAGCAGCTGTGAAGATTCACGCACCCAACCCGCACTACACCGGCACCGACCTGTACGGCACCGAGACCGTGCTGGACTTCCACGACGGCGTGGCCGAGTATGCCGGCGACCTGCCGCCCGGCGTCAAGGCCTACCTGCACAGCGCCGGCTACGGTGTCGGCCGCAAGCCCAAGGCCGCCGAGCCTGAGGTGCTCGAGGTGCCGGACCCGCGCGACGGCACCGAGGTGCAGCTGGGCAACTCGCTGCGCGACGCCGCGGTGGACCCGCGGCCCGGTGACTTCCTGGCGCCGATCAACGCCGGCAAGGAAGGGCCCGAGGGCAACCCCCACGGCACCAACGTGGTGGCGCCCGAGTTGCACGCGGGCACCACCGGCGCGGTGGCGCTCGGCCGGCAGCTCGACGCCGGCGAGCCGAAGGGTGGCGCCAAGCGTGAGGAGTGGGTCGAGTTCGCCCGCTCTCAGGGCGCGCCTGAGACTGAGCTGGGCGAGCTTGGCACCGAGGGCGCCCTGTCGCGTGACGACCTCCGGGCCAAGTACGGCAGCTGACCATGCCGCGCGTGTACGCGACACAGCAGGAGTACCGCGACTGGTCCGGCGACCAGTCCGCGGTGCTGTCTGCGCGTGACCTGGCCCGCGCGTCCCGCGTGGTGACCGAGGCCACCTCCGGCGCCGTGTACGAGCTGGACGTGGCCGGCATGCCCACCGGGCTGGTGCTCGAGGCCATGCGTGACGCCACCCTCGAGGTGCTCGACGCCCGAGCCGTCACCACCGCCGCCGGCCCGCTCGGCAACGTGGAGGAAGCCACCATCGGCTCGGTTCGGTTCAAGCTCACGGCCGGCACTGAGCAGGCACCTGTCACCGGCCTACCGGTGGAGGCGCACCGCGTGCTGGCCGAGGCCGGCCTGGTCGGCCAGCCGGTGATCGTGTATGGCTGAGCTGCCGCTGGGCCTGCTGCCGCACCTGGTGGTGGTCGAACCGTACGCCGGCGAGGGCGGCTACGACGGCGCCACGTACGGGCCCAAGTCTGCGCCCGTGCCATGCTTCCGTGACGGCCGCGTGGAGCTCACCGGCGACGGCCAGCTGGTGGACCCGGTGACGATCTACTGCCAGCGGCAGCACGCCGGCAAGTTCGCGCCGCAGTCCCGCGTCACCTGGACCGACGACGGCGGCGACGTGACCGCGTACGTGCAGGTGCGGCAGGTGCGCTCCGATGGCGGCCTGGGCGCCTGGCAGCACCTCGAGGTGGTGGTGAGGTGACCGACGCCTATTGGGAGCTCAAGCTGGACGACGGCCGCGTGGAGGCCCAGCTGGCCACCATGTCCGACGAGGCCGCCGAGCTCATCGCTGAGCACGTGCTGGACGTGTCCAACCGGCACGTGCCGCACGAGCTGGGCGACCTCGAGCGATCCGGCCGCGTCGGCCCCGGCGAGGGCGAGGGAGAGCGGACGATCTACTACGACACCCCGTACGCCGTCGTGCAGCACGAGGACCTGACCCTGCAGCACGACGCCGGCCGCACCGCCAAGTACCTCGAGAACGCCATGAACGGCGAGGGCCCCGCCTGCCAGGCCATCATCGAGAGGACCATGGCACTGTGACCGCACCAACGCTCGAGGACACCACCGAGGTAAAGCTGTGCCTGGGCCTCATCCAGCTGCTGGTCGGCCTGCAGCTGGTGACGTGGCGAGCCGACGCCGCCTACTCGCTGACACTGCAGCAGCCGGCCGCGTACCTGGTGACCTGGCCATCCGCGCCGGACCGTGTGGCCACGTTCACCCCGTACCCCGTCGCCGACGACCCCGACCAGGCCATGTCCACTGTGGGCGTGCAGGTGCGGACCCGGTGGGCCGGCGAGAATCCGCGCGCTGTCGCCAACTACGCCGGCGCGATCTTCGACGCCCTGCACGGCCTGGGCCCGGTGGAGCTCGCCGGTGGTGTCCGTGTCTCGCAAGTCCTGCGACGCTCCGGCACTAGCATGGGGCAGGATGGGTCCAAACGTTGGAGCTGGCTCGACAACTACTACGTGGACCTAGACCGACCCTCGAATTACAGGAGCTGACCGTGCCGCAGATTCGCTATCTCGTGGGTGACGTGCAGAACGTCGAAACCATCCCCGACGCCCTGGTGGACTACTACCAGTCCCGGCTCGGATACACCGTGGTGGTGACCAAGGAGTACGCGGCCGCACTGACCGGCGCCGAGCTGGACGCCATCACCGGCCCGGCCGAGCCGTACAAGCCGAGCGAGGCCGAGCTGGCCGCGCACGAGGCCGAGAAGTACGGCACCCCCGACCCCGAGCCGGCGGCCGCCGGCCCGGCCAAGCGCCGCACCGCGGCAACCGACAAGGAGAGCTGAGCCATGACTCTGCCCACCCTCGAGCCGCTGACCGCCACCACGCTGGCGCGTAAGTGGAAGATCGACGTGGACACGTCGCCCGGACAGGACGGCAGCATGTACCGCCGTCTGATGGGCCAGACCGAGGCGACTTTCAACCCCGGCACGGCCGGCCTGCAGTCCGACGCGGACTACGACGCCGGCGGCTACACCAGCTCGACCGCGACCACGCAGGAGTGGGGCGGCACGGCGACTGTGCGGCGCGCCCCCAAGCGGATCACCCCGACCGTGTACGACGCCGCGCAGGAGTTCCTGCGCATCGCGGCCCGCAAGATGGGCTCCGAGAACACCGTGCGCATCCGCGCGTACGAGGACAACGGCGCCACCGGGCCCATGGTGGAGGCCTACGAGGGGTACGTGGCTGTGTCCTGGGCCAACGGCGGCGGCGGCCCGGATGCGCTGTCCAACGCGACCGTGACCCTCACCGGGCAGGGCGCGCCGACCGTCATCACGCACCCGGCTGCGGCGACCGCGGTCCCGACCGTGGGCCTGGTGTCGCCGGCCGTGGGTGCCGACGTGCCGGCCGCCGGCGGCGAGCTGGTCCTGCTGCGCGGCAGCCGGTTCCTGGCACTGACCACGCTCACCTGCTTCGGCAGCGTCGTGGCCGCGGCGGACCGGGTGACCGTGGACGACGGCACGCTGGTGTTCAAGTCCCCGGCCCACGCCGCCGGCACCGGTGACGTGACCGTGACCACGCCCGGCGGCACGTCCGCGGTGTCCGCGGCATCTAAGATCGTCTACGTCTAGACGACCCCGACCAGCGGCGCGCGTCTCCCTGGCTGGACGCGCGCCGCTGTCATTCCTAGCCAGGATTCCCTAGCCAGGAGACCTCATGTCCGTGCACCCCGTCCCGACCCCCGAGCAGATGCTGCGCACCACCGAGCTGATGGCGCAGCTGTCACCCGACGAGCTGGCCGAGCTCACCGACCGCATGCGCCACGCCGGCCGCAACCTCGCCAACGTGACCCCCGACGAGGTGGCCGAGTGGATCGACGCCATGGGCCCCGCCCTCGCTGCAGCTGCGCAGCCCGAGCCTGCCTCGAGCACCGAGGACTGGTCCGAGCTCGAGGAGTTCCTGGACGACACGCTGCTGCTGCGCTACCAGGGCTCCGAGTACCGGCTGCAGGCCGCCGACATTGACACCGGCCTGGAATGCCAGCTGCTGCTCGGCGTCGGCGCCCGGCTCCGCGCCGGCGGCAAGGTGTCGCAGCGGCAGCGTGACCAGCTCGAGGATGCCGAGGAGACCGAGCTGTTTATCCGGCTGCTGGGCGGCCAGCAGTGGCTCACCGAGCCCCTCGAGCAAGTGTGC